AAGGACGGGGCCAACGCCGCTTCACTGAAGTTCGCCCACCGCGACGACGGAGACGGGATCGTCTGATGGCACTGTCCGGCGCGCCTCTCACCAGCGTTCTTACGATGCCTTCTGAGAAAGTCCTCGACACCATCAAGTTCCTCGGATGCCGGACGGACGTGGACCGCTGGGAACTGGCCTCCGACGACTGGGGTACAGCGGTCCTGCGGGTCTACTGGACCGTCGGGGACACCACGGAATGGATCATCGCCAACCTTCCCGAGGAGCCCGTCCGTGAAGAGAACCCTCGCCCTGCTGTCCATCCCGTCGGCCCTGCTCCTAGTGCTGATGTTCGGACCGGCCCCGTCCGCGCTGGCCTCCTCCGACGGGCCGGAGCTGTGCTATTCGGCCACCCGGTCGTGCGTGTGGTTCACCGCCAGTGGGGACGTCATCCACGTCAACGACGGCAACGCTGACGGTCACTCCGCCGTGGCTCAGGTCTGCTCCCCCGGGCCTACGTCCTGCGGGTACGCCGCCAACTACCTCTGGAACACCGACGGTTCCGGCACCACCATCACCTACTCCTACGGCACACAGATCCCCGAGGGCGCGACGGTCTATTACCGGCCATGCTACGGGGAGTGGAACGGCGGGCCCGGCGGGGCTCAGGAGCCTCAGATCATCGACTGCAGCTCCGGCTGGACCCATGGAACCGCCTGACCGCCGTCCGTTCCGCCCCGGCCCGCCGGGGGGGTAAGCTGCGCCTCAGTCCGCCCACCGGACTACCCGGCCACACAGCCCCGGTGCTCACAGCCCACCGGGGCTGTGTGCTGCCCGGAGCGGCGATCGGGGTGATCGACGGTACCCTGTCCCCGTCCGATGGGCTGGAGGATCACATGCCGTGGTGGAATGCGTTCGGGTTCGGCCGCCAGCCCCTGCCTGCCCCCGTCCCGGAACCGGTGGCCGTCACGGCGGCTGCTGCCATGGTCAAGGGGCCGCAGAGCCAGTTCCTGCAGCACACGCAGGAGTGGCAGTCGGAGGCCTGGCAGTACTACGACAGCCTGGGCGAGTTCAACACCGCCGCCTGGTGGCTGGCCAACATGCTCAGCCGGGTGCGCCTGCGTGCGGCGCGGCTGGACCCCGGGCTGGACGAGCCGACCATCGTCTCCGACGGCGTGGCGGCGGAGATCGTCGGTTCGCTGGGTGGCGGTGTGGGCGGTCAGGCCAACATCATGCGCTCCCTGGCCCTGCAGCTCACCGTCCCCGGGGACTGCTACCTGATAGGTGAGGGAGACCTCGGGGCCGAGGCATGGACCGTGCGCTCCGTGGACGAAGTCCGAGCCCAGAACGGCAAGTTCCAGACCATCACCGACCGCACCCCCAACATCACCTGGACCGACCTGCCCCCCGGCTCCCTCCCGGTCCGCATCTGGCGACCGCACGCCCGCTTCTACCACCTGGCCGACTCGACCAGCCGTGCCGCCCTGCCCATCATGCGGGAGCTGGAGCTGGTCAACCGGCACATCACTGCGCAGTACCTCAGCCGCCTGGCGAGCGCGGGTGTCCTGGTCCTGCCGGAAGAGGTCACCTTCCCGGTCCGGGCGGAGTTCGAGGACGCCCCCGACCCGTTCACGGCCGAGTGGATCGAGATCGCGGCGGAGGCCATCCGCACGCCGGGCACGGCCAGCGCCGTCATCCCCATCCCGATCAAGGTCCCGGCCGAGTTCGTGGACAAGATCAAACACATCGACTTCACCCTTCGGATCGACGAAAAGGTGATAGAGAAACGCGAGTCGGCCATTCACCGTCTCGCCAACAAGCTCGACATCCCGGCGGAGGTGCTGACCGGGCTGTCCGCCGTTAACCACTGGACCGCCTGGCAACTCGACGAGGGTGCCCTCAAGACGCACATCGCACCCACGTCGGAGGCCATCTGCGACAGCCTGACGCGCGGTTACCTGCACCCTCGGCTCAAGGCGTCCGGCGAGGACCCCGCCAAGTGGGTCGTCTGGTACGACATGAGCGAACTGGCCAACCGGCCGGACAAGAGCGAGAACGCCCGGGACGCGTACGACCGTCTGGAGCTTTCCGGTAAGGCACTCCGGCGCGAAGGTGGTTTCGACGAGGACGACGCCCCGAAGTCTGAGGAGCTTCAGGAGCAGGCTCTCAAAATCATCATCCGCACCGTGGCCAATGCCGCGCCCGCCGCGCTCGACGCCCTGCTGGGCAAGAAGGTTCTGGAGGTTGCCGTCTCCCCGCCTGCGAGCGGTACTCCGGCACCACCGGCCGAGGAGCCTGCCCCGCCCCCGGAGAAGGGAGCCGAGCCAGGTCCTCCCGCCAAGGAGGCGCAGCCCGCTCCTCCGGAGAAAGCGCAGGTGCGGGCGGACCGGATCGGACGCCAGGTCAAAGCACTCCACGCCATCCGCTTCCACGCGACGTCGCCCGGCGGGGTGCTGCTCCACCCCCCGCTCTGTGCCGACCACTCCTACTCCTGCCCGTTCACCCATGCTGCCTGGAGCGCCGTGCCCGCCCATCTGACCACTGGTACGTACGAGTGCAGGCTGGACCCGTTCGGGCAGTTCATCGTCGGGCGCCAGGCTCCGGAACTGGACACCTCGGAGTGGATACCCACCCGTGGCTTCTCCCCGGCCCGGAAGGGGAAGCGCCATGACCGCGCCCTCGTCTGACCCCGTCCAGGAGTTCCACCAGCACGGCCGCCACGTCCAGAAGGCCCACGGCCGTCGGGCTGCCCAGCTCGCGGCCGACGACTCCCACCTGTCCGGCGGGATGATCGCCCTCATGCCGACGACCACGGATGCCCGCCGCCTGGCCATCGGCGGCGGGGAGGTGGCGGCCGAGCTGCACTGCACGCTGCTCTACCTGGGCAACGACATGACCGTCTGGACCGAGGACCAGAAGAATGAGCTGATCAGCAGCGTGCGCAGCGCGGCCTCCGAGATCGGCGGGCCCATCACCGCCAACATCTTCGGTATCGCGCACTGGAACGGGGGCGGGCCCAAACCGAGCTGGGTCTGGTCCGTCGGCGACAGCATGGACGCGGTGTGCGGCCTCAGCCTGCCGCGCACGCTGGCGGTGATGGCGCTGGAGGACATGCACGAGCACCCCGAGCTGCCGATGCAGCACACGCCCTGGGTGGCGCACATCTGCGCGGCCTACACCGGGGACCTCAGCCTGGCTCCAGTGCTGGAACAGCGGCTCGGGCCGGTGGAGTTCGACCGGATCAGGGTCAGCTTCGGGGACGAGGACTCCGACAGTCCGCTGACCGCCGGGGCCACTCCGCGCTGGACCGACATTCCCCTCACAGCCTCAGCCGCGCCGCCGCTGCGCCGGAACCTCACCGAGGCCGAGCTGACCAGCCGGTGGGACTTCGCCGGGCACCAGCGCGACTGGGAGTCCGCCGTGGCCACCGCCACCAGCGAGTACGGGGTGTTCGCCGCGCAGTGGCGCACCGAGATCCGTTCCCAGATCACCGCGCTGGGTGACGATCTGGGCGCGCTGGAGCAGCTCCACATCGACACCGACCCGGCGGCCGAAGCCCTCTACCGGCGGATGGCATCCCTGGCGGAGCAGGCTGGCCGGGCGCAGCAGCGCGAGGCCGAGCAGCAGGGGGTCGAGGTGCCGGAGTGGAACCTCGACGGCGATGCCCTGACGGCCGCGCTGTCCTGGCACGACCTGCTGCGCGCCATCGCCCGCACCAAGGCGTCCGTCCTCGGTTCCAGCCTGATCCAGGCCGCCAAGCGCCACGCCTCGCGGTTGTTCGGCGGCGGCCGGACCGGGGCCGACCTAGCCACCGGTGTGGACGCTCACCTGGCTGACCTGTCCCTGGCGTACCCCCGGGAGAACATCGGCGGGGCGATGACCTCCGCTCAGAACCTGGGCCGCATGGCCGTGCTCCGGGTGGCGCCTCCGGCCAGCTACTTCGCCAGTGAGGCCCTGGACAAGAACACCTGCAAGCCCTGCCGCAGTATCGACGGACACGAGTTCACCTCCCTCACCTCCGCCAACGATGCCTATCCCGGCGGTGGATACGCGCTCTGTGCGGGCGGGGAGCGATGCCGTGGGACGCTGATCACCGTCTGGGCACAGGCCGAGACAGCCGCAGGAAACCCGACCACCGAAGGGACGGCGATTGCCGTGGCGGAAACCGAGCTGGGCGGGAAGCCGAGCGAAGGCACCAAGAAGGACAAGCGACTCAAGCCGAACATGGCCATGGACTGCCCCGACGGCGAGGACTGCGAGGACATGGCACAGGAGGACGAGGAGCACTTCTCCGTGGAGACGGTAGAGGCTGCCTGGGACGGTTCCGCCAGCCGGTTCTCCGATCCCGAGTACCAGCGCGCCACGGCTGCCTGCGACCCGGGGGACGGCTCGGTCAAGCAGCGCTGCTTCCTCCCCCACCACGAGCCCGGCGGCGCCCTGAACAAGGACGGCCTGCACGCCGCAGCGCAGCGCGTCAGCAGTCTGAGCGGCCACGACCCGGCGGCGGTCGCCCGCGCCAAGGCGCACCTGCGCAGCCACTACAGCCAGGTCGGCGAGGATGCCCCGGATTCCATCAAGGCCACGCTGGCTGACGAGGTCGAGCTGGCCCTGGACCAGAAGG